GTAACCGTCCATGATGATATCATTGATGGGAAGTACACCCACATACCAGAAGGTGTACAAAAAAACACCCTCTATGATATTGTGTGGGAGAGGTGGAGTGCTGAGGCCAGGGCCGTAAATCAGCGGTACAATGATGTGATTGTCAAGGCCCTGAGCGTGGCCATGGCCAAGGAGCTCACCGCCGAGGGGCCCACCAAGATATCCGACATCATAGACAAGCTCCTCACCGACCCGGTACCCACCTCCCAGCTCCTCCTCCAGCGGTACCTCCCCATGCTCAACGGATACCCCACCAATGACCTGGCCGCCGTGGGCCCCCAGGGCCTGGAGCTTGACAGCTTCACCCGCCAGGCCACCTATACCAGGGATGGGAGAACCCTCACCATTCAGAATGTATCCCAGCTCACCGGGGCCGTGGGTACCTCGGCCAAGAAGATAATGGACACCGCCACCGCATACCTGACCGCCACCAACTACTACCGCGCCGAGAACCCCATACCCACCGCCACCATTGATCTCATGGACTACTGGAGAGCCCAGGGGCTCCCCGTTGACCCTCAGCCCATGGATACCGAGAAGGCCCAGAGGGCCGAACAGGAGAGGGTGGAGGTGTACATCAAGTACCTCAAGGCTGGGGTAAAGGCCGACCTGGAGAAGCTGGAGGGCCTGGAATGGAGAGGCCAAGGTACTGGCCGCAATAGGAGCGATTATGAAAAGCTCCACTTTGTATCTGGCCACAGGATGAGGGGCACCACCCTCACCGTGAACTTTGACATTGACATAGCCCGGTACCTGATACAGGCCTATGAGATGCAATGGCCCACCGCCCTCCTCCTCCATGATAACCGAGACTTCAATGGGTATGCAATAGGCCGCAAACTGGCCCTCCACCACAGCATGGACAGCAACGCCGCCGCCGGGACAGATTGCACGATCTCAGTCAAGTCTCTCCTGGAGGAGGCCCCCGACATCACCACCATTGAGAAGCTGAGGGCCAAGGGCCGCCGAGACTGGAAAAAGCAAATCAAGGAGAAGCTGGAGCAAGCCCTGAATAAGAACATCTCCCCCGCGCCGCTCCTCAAGAGGTGGGAGTACAGGAGCCCCAGCACCGGGGCCAGGTACACCCCAGACACCGCCTCGGCCCTCACCTGGGATGAGTACATCACCCTCATGGTGGACTTCACCATGGCCGAGGAGCCCGATCAGAAGGCCAGGAGGGCCGCCAGAGCTGCCGAGAAGGCCGAGGCCCAGCCTCCCAAGAGGAAAAGGGGCCGTCCCCGTAAGAACCCCGTCCCAGAATGATGGAGGCCTCCAGGGGCCTCCTCTTGTACTCCTTGTGCAAAAATGGCCCAAAAAAGGATAGGGTTGGATGTACAAAAGGATAGGGTTGGATGTACGGAAAGGATAGGGTTGGATGTACAAAGGGATAGGGTTGGATGTACACACACCCCTCAAAAACCCCGTAATATCAAGGCTTTTCAGCCCCGCAAAAAATCCAATACTTATCAATACGTCTTAAGACGTATTAAGCGGAATATTCCCGCCTATTTTTTCGGCGGGAAATTCCTGATATAATTTCCTCAGCCCAGGGCTCCACTCATTCCAGGCCGGAGGTGATGTATCATCAATCTGAGGGAGTATGCCGGACAGGCACCAAGCACCGATCTCAAGGCCGAGGGGTACTATGATCTCTTTGGGGCCGTGTACAGGTACTTCTCCAAGTACCGGGACACATACACCCCTGAGGAGTGGGAGGCCGCCGCCGAGGAGCTGGGAACCATGGCCAGTAAGTGGGAAGGCACCCCGCTCACCGACCTGGCCAATGAGCTCCTCCTGGCCGTGTACACCGAGATGGAGAGGCGGTACAGCAAACGAAAAGAGGCCGAGGCACCCAGGCAAGGATAAGCACTCAGCCCCACCCCCATGACAGGAGCGGTACCAGTATACCGCTCAGAAAGTGAGATTGTCAACATGAACAGAGACCAAGCACTCCAGGAAGTAAAGAGCCGGTATGCCGAGTACCTCAGCCCCGCGAAAAAGAAGGGGACATACATTTGCCCCCTTTGTGGCAATGGCCGAGGAGATGATGGTGATGGTATCACCGTCAAACCTGGTACCACTCATCTCCATTGTTTCAAGTGTGGCTTTGGTGGAGATATCGTTGATCTCTACCAGAAGGAGCACAGCATGGAGCTCAGGGAGGCCATGGAGGCCCTGTATGACTTCTTTGGTATCCAGGTGGACAATGAGCCCACCACGATCTCCAAGCCCCGCCAGGAGCCCCAGAGGGCCCCTCAGGAGCCGCTCCAGGAGGAGACCAAGGATTATACCGAGTATTTCAGGAAGGCCAGGGAGGCCCTCCAGGGAGCCCAGGAGTACCTCTCCTTTAGAGGCCTGAGCATGGATACCGCCGCCAAGTATTGGCTGGGGTATGATGCCGAGTGGAGGAGCCCCGCCGCCGTGGAGAGAGCCAAGAGAGAGGGCCGGAGGCTCCCCCCGACTTCTCCCCGCCTCATCATCCCCACCTCCACCCACTCCTACCTGGCCAGGGACACCAGGAGAGACCTGGATGAGAACACCAAGAAGTGGGCCAAGATGAAGGAGGGCCCCGTGGAGCTGTTCAACACCAAGGCCCTGTACAATGAGGAGGGCCGCCCCGTATTTGTGGCCGAGGGTGAGATAAACGCCCTCTCATACATAGAGGTGGGGGCCGAGGCAATGGCCCTCGGCATGGCCAGGAATTACCACAAGCTCCTGGAGCTCCTGAAGGAGAAGCCCACCAGGGCCACCCTCATCTTGTGCCTGGATGATGATAAGGGCAAGGAGCACAACACCGGGGCCGAGGCCCAGAAGGAGCTCAGAGCTGGCCTCGATGCCCTCAACATCTCCTATATCCTCGGCCAGGGTACCCTCCTGGGATGCAATGACCCCAACGAGGCCCTGGTGAAGGATAGGGCCGCCTTCACCGCCGCCGTGGCCCAGGCGGAGCACCAGACCGCCACCAGGCCGGATAACGTCAAGGCCTACCTCACCCAGCTCATGGCCGGGGAGATTGAGAAATTCAAGAGGGGAGCCTCCAGGAAAACAGGATTCCCCAACCTTGACGAAAAGGCCGGGGGCATATATCCAGGCCTGTATGTACTGGGGGCCATCTCCTCCCTCGGCAAGACCACATTCATACACCAACTGGCCGATCAAATGGCCGCCCAGGGGGAGGATGTGCTGTACTTCTCCCTTGAACAGAGCCGCCTGGAGATGGTGAGCAAGTCTCTTTCCAGGCTGACCGCCCAGAAGGATGTGGGGAAGGCCGTGAGCTCCCTGGCCATCCGTGGGGGCACCCTCACCCCCGCCGTACTGGATGCCGCCGACCTGTACACCAGCATGGTGGAGGAGAGGATGAACGTGGTGGAGGGTAACTTCAACTGTACCGTGGAGTACATCTCCGAGTACATCACCAGGTACATGGCCACCACTGGCACCAAGCCCATTGTGGTGATTGACTACCTCCAAATCCTCCAGGGTGACCCTCGGCACAGCACCAAGGAGATGGTGGATACCAACGTCACCGAGCTCAAGAGGATCTCCAGGAGTAAGGATATCCCCGTGTTCATCATCTCCTCCCTCAACCGCACCAACTACATGACCCCCGTGGACTATGAGAGCTTCAAGGAGAGCGGGGGCATAGAGTACACCGCCGATGTGATATGGGGCCTCCAGCTTGACGCACTCAATGACCCCATCTTTGACAAGGAGGGCCAGGTGAAGAAGAAGCGGGAGACGATCAGAGCGGCCAAGGCTGCCAACCCCCGCCTGGTGGAGCTTGTGTGTCTCAAGAATCGGTATGGTATCTCATCCTACAAGGTGGGATTCACCTACTACCCCCAGTATGATCTATTCAAGCCCAGGAAGGTGGAGGAGTAAATGGATTTACGCCAGTACGCCGCCCAGGCCCAGACACCAGCCCCTCGGCCCCAGGCTCCCCCTCCTCCATTACTGGCCAGAGAACAGGCCCAGGAGGCCCAGAGAGGGGCTCAGGCTGCCGAGGTGTACAGGAAGTACCTGGAGGCCACCAGGGCCTCAGAGGAGGCCAGAATAGCCCTCATAAAGGGTATACAGGCCGGGGCCAACCCCTACCGCCTCCTCCTCACCGCCACCGACTGTATAGGCAAGCTCACCGGGGATACCTCTTTCCTGGACATCACCCGCGCCGATCTCCTCCACCTCCATGGTGATGTACTGGGTGAGCCCCAGGCCCTGGAGATTGAGCTGGAGGAGCTGGAGGCCAGGCTGGAACGCCTCAGGGCCGCCGATCAGAGCCCCAGGGTGAGAGCTGCCATCCAAGCCCATGAGAACCGCGCCCAGGAGCTCAGGAACCGCATACAATGACCACCAGGGGAGCCCTCCACCAGGGGCTCCTCTTTAATTGAGCTTATCAATATAATTCCAATTAGACCAAATCAGAATAACGATATTGAAAATGAGAGGTACTTGTGGTATAATATGTACAAGAAGTGCTCAAGGGTACAGGAGGTGTAATACATGGAGAGTACGGCCCTGGAGCTCAGGAGGGAATACCTGAGGAAGTGGAGAGCGGCCAATAAGGAGAAGGTGAAGCGGTATAACGCCACCTACTGGGAGAAAAAGGCCCAGGAGCGGAAAAAGGAGCAGGATTCAGGAAAGGAGGGCCACCATGGGGAGACCGTCCCAGCGCAAGGGAGCCGAGGGTGAGAGGGAGCTGGCCAAGCTCCTGGAGGCCGAGGGGTACCAGATGGAGCGTGGTGGGCCATGCTTTGGCACCATCCCCGACCTGGTGGGGCTCCCTGGTATCCACGTTGAGGTAAAGAGGGTGGAGAAGCTCAACGTGACCGAGGCCATGCACCAGGCCGAGCGTGATTCCATCCACTTCAAGGATGGAGCCCCCACTGTATTCCACCGTAAGAACCGGGAGCCCTGGTATGTGACCATGAGGCTCACCGACTGGATGAAGATGTACAAGGAGTGGAGAAAACATGAAGTTTGATTATGAGAGCTCAGTGATGCCGCCCCACCACGACAGCGATGTGGCCACCGTCCCATACTGGGTGTGTGAGTGCATAAGATTCAAGCTCACCCGCAAGGTGAAGCTCCTGGCCGTGGCCGTGGGTGTGCTGGCCGTGGCCCTCATCGTGGCCATCGTGTGGAGGTGATGCTCCAGTGACTTCCCAGAAGGAGAAGGCCCTGGCCGCCCTCCTGACCTACCCCACCCGCAAGGAGGCCGCCAAGGCTGCCGGGGTGACGGATAGAACCATGAGAGGGTACCTCCAGGACAAGGAGTTTAGAGAGGCATACAGAGCCGCCTATAAGGATGTGGTGGAGGATGCCACCAGGAGAGCCCAGCTCCTCATGGGGAAGGCAATGGGTGTATTTGAGGATGTGATGGACAACACCGAGGAGAGCGGGGCCACCCGCACCCAGGCCGCCGCCAAGGCCATGGAGTACGCCCTGAGGCTCACCGAGCAAACCGATGTACTGGCCGAGCTGGCCGAGCTGAGGAAGGCGGTATACCCCGATGAGAGCTAACATCACCAAGGAGCTGGCCGATCTCAGGAAGGAGATACAACGCCGCCAGGCTGGCACCGAGACCCTGGAGGCCGTGAATGTACTTGACCACATAGCCGAGGTGTACCACCCCCTCCACGCCGATCTCCTGGCCGGGGGCCACCAGTATTACAATCTCCCTGGGGGCCGTGGCTCCTGCAAGAGCTCCTTTGTGAGCCTGGAAATAGTGAGCCGCATAATGGCCGACCCCTCAGGCCTGAGCAACGCCATAGTGTTCCGCCGAATAGCTGGCACCATGAGAGAGAGCGTATACAGTCAAATCTCCTGGGCCATAGAGGAGCTGGGGGTGGGGCACTTGTGGAGGGGCATGGTGAGCCCGATGCAATGGGAGTACCGCCCTACAGGGGCTCAAATCATCTTTAGAGGCCTGGATGATTCCTCCAAGCTCAAGAGTATCAAGCCTCGGCGGGGTGTGTTCAGGTATGTATGGTTTGAGGAATTTGCCGAGCTGCCGGGGCCGAATTTCCAGAGGAGTGTGCTCCAGAGCGTGGTGAGAGGCGGTAACGACTTCGCCGTGTTCAGGAGCTTCAACCCCGCCCAGAGCGTGAACCACTGGGCCAATGTGCTCATCCAGGAGCCCGATGATAAGGCCATCACCCTCCTGACCAACTACACCATGATACCAGAGGAGTGGCTGGGAGAATCATTCCTTTATGAGGCCAGGAGGCTCAAGGAAGTGAATGAGACCTTGTACCGCCATGAGTACCTGGGTGAGGCCACTGGCACCGGGGGAGAAGTGTTCCCCAACCTGGAGATAAGAACGATCACCGCCGAGGAGGAGGCCCTCCTGGGGTACCGCTTTTATGGGTGTGACTTTGGATATGCCGTTGACCCCTGTTCTTTCCTGGTGTGCGCCTATGACCGCAAGCATGAGACCATATACCTCCTGGATGAGATATACAAGAGGGGCCTCTCCAATAAGGAGCTGGCCGAGGCCATCATAGCCAAGGGCCACAACATCAATGAGAAGGCCACCCGGTATGTATCATACCTCTCAGGTGTGGCCGAGGGGCCGAGCAAGGCCGACATCATAGCCGATTGCGCCGAGCCCAAGAGTATCATTGATCTCCGCCAGTGTGGCCTCAAGGTGAGGCCATGCCACAAAGAGCCTGGGTGTGTGATGTACAGGGTGAAGTGGCTCCAGAGCCGCCGCATAGTCATAGACCCCAAGCGAACGCCGGAGAGCTACAAGGAATTTGTGAACTACACCTATAAGCAAGACAAGGATGGGAATTTCCTGAGTGTGCTGCCGGATGCCAATAACCACAGTATCGACAGCCTGGCCTATGCCTTGAATGAGATGATCTATACCCGCCGAGGAGGTACAGCATAATGGGATACCTGAGAATCAAATGTCACCATTGTGGTGGATACTGGGAGGCCTACTCCTACAACTACAAAGACGATCACCTGAGGATGTGCCCCCATTGTTGCAAGGAGATAGACCGCCAGACCTGGAACCGCCAAATCATACCCGCCTTTGGTATGATGGAGGATGCCAACAGGGAGCTCATGAAAGACCATACTGGGTACCCTGGTGTGGCCCTGTTCACCATCCAGTACCGCACCAGTAAAAGGCCCTGAGAGCCAATTCTGAGGCCCTCGGCCACATATTCCCCCACCCCCTCCAGTGAAAACGCCTCACAGGGGCCAAGAAAAGGAGGAGCCGCCCAGGCTCCCCCTCTTTTTTATTCCTCAGGGACATACTCCAGGATATCCCCAGGCTGGCACCCCAACAGCCCACACAGGGTATTGAGAACCGCGTAAGATACCAGCTCCCCGCTCCTGAGTTTCTGTACCGTCATCTTGTGCAGGAGCTTCTCATGCTCCAGCTTGTATGTGGTGTACCCTGCCGATCTCAGGGCCTCCAGCACGTCCACCTTGTATCTGAGGGCCATGCTCATCACCTCCTCCATTCCTGGCCCAGGCGGAGCTCCCCATGGGTGGGGCCTCCTCCACTGTACAGTATTGTACCACAAATATACTCACAATTCAAGAGTACATATTGCACAAAGAATATACTCAATGTTTGTGAGTATAGTCAATAGACATACTCACGATTTATGAGTATAATATAGTCACAAGGTTGAGGGAAGCCACAACGGGCGAATGAATAGAAGCTGCCGAGGTAAGAGCCGGAGCACAGGCCACGATCTCCAGAAGATGAGCTGACGACCTCTAACGGACACTTCCCTCACCTCAGACCACAAGAACCACAGGAGGTACAAGATGATGAGCAATGTGAGGATTCAAGACAATGGAGCCGCTTTCCTGGTGTGTGTGGATGGGCTCATCACCTCGGCACACAACAGCCTCGGCGGAGCCTGGAGGCACATTGAATGGATGTACGCCGTGGCCTCCCAGAGATTCACCGTGGGAGCCAATGAGACCCCCGTGAGGGAATGGCTCCAGGGGATGCACCGCGCCGGATACCTTGACGGCCCCAACTGGGCCGCCGACTGAGAAAAGGAGGAGAACACCATGAAGTACAATCTGAGCAAGCTGATGAGGAAAGCCTGGAGCCTGTACCGCGCCGCCGCCAAGAAGGCCGCCACCACCTTCTCCGAGGCCCTCAAGGCCGCCTGGGTATGGATAAGGGTACAGGCCGCCAACACCGCCAAGGTGGAGGCCACCGCCGAGGCCCTGGGTGTGGAGGAGGAGTACCACACCTGGGCCGGATGGAAGGCCCTGGGCCGGATGGTGTGCCACACTGAGGAGGCCGCCTTTAAGGTGGAAGTGGCCGACCCCACCACCAAGAAGGGTACCAGGGTGATGAGCTACTTCACATACACCCAGACCCAGCACCTCCCCGCGTAAAAACGAGCCCCTTGTGAGAGCCACCTCACAAAGAGCTCAAGACCACCCACCAGCCGGGGGGCCACCTCCATTATAGGCCAGGCCCCCCTCCCAGTCAAGAGAGGAGAGATACCATGATGTACAACACCACCACCGCCGCCGAGAGGAGCCGCATGAGGGAGAGCATGGGTACCATGTTCCACGCCATCGACCTGGCCACCCAGGAGCTCCACGATCTGTACAGCCGCTTCTTTGACCACGCCGAGACCCAGCCCCAGCGGGGCCTCCAAATCCATGAGGTGGAGTACCTGGAGAGCCGCCTCTGGGCCGTGGAGCACTCCATTGATGCCGCCCTGGATGAGTGGGCCGCCCTCATGGGTGACACCAGGCACCGGGGCCAGGAGTACGAGGCTGAGAAGGCCAGGTACCTCCTGGAAATGAGGGAGACCGAGGAGCTCATTGAGAGGGCCTTCTCCAAGCTGGAGGGGATGCCCAGGGGCCAGGCCTGGCACGATCTCACCACCGAGCTCCACAGGGCCGAGGAGCTCCCCGATGCCGAGGCCATCCCCATCCTCAAGGCCCTCCTGGACAGGTGACCACCACCCTCCTCCAGTACATCACTGGTGGAGGGGTACTTTTTGTACAAGAGGTACTTGACAAATAGACACACACCATGTACAATAAGAATAACGATATGAGAACGGAGGCCGAGACCATGAACGAGCTGAGTGTGTACCAGAGCGGGGCCGTGGCCACCCAGGAGCTCACTGGTGAGCTGTTCAGGAGATTCATTGCCTATACTGACCGAGTACCCACCACCGTCAAGGGGTATGTCACTTGCCTGAGGCAATTCCTCAAGTGGCTCCAGGCCGAGGGGATAACCAGGCCCCAGAGGGATGATATCCTGGCCTACAAGGAGTATCTCAATGGGGAGACCTTTGGCCGCACTGGCCAGGAGCCCCTCAAGACTGGCACCAAGCAACAGTACCTCAGAGCGGTAAAGCACTTTTTCAAGTGGACAGCCTCAGAGGGGATATACCCCAACGTGGCCGACAACATCCACACCGCCAAGGTACAGGCCGGAGGGCCCCATAAAAAGGATGCCCTGGGCCGTGAGGATGTGGCCATAGTGGCCGATCACATCGACAGGAGCACCGAACAGGGCCGCCGCTTGTACGCCATGTACCTCTTGTGTATCACTTGTGGCATGAGAACCGTGGAGGTATCCAGGGCCAATGTGGAGGATATCAAGACCCTCGGCGGCCGTACCTACCTGTACCTCCAGGGCAAGGGCCACCAAGAGCATGACCAGCCTGTACTCCTCATTGATGAGGTGAAGGATGCCATCAAGGAGTACCTGGAGAGCCGGGGCGACAAGTACACCAGCAAGAGCCCCCTCTTTGTGAGCACCAGCAACAGGAGCAAGGGCAAGCGCATAGCCCCCACCACCATCTCCACCATGCTCAAGGAGGCCCTGGTGGAGGCTGGGTATGACAGTGACCGCCTCACCGCCCACTCCCTCAGGCACACCTCCAACACCGGGGCATACAGGGCCACCCACTCCCTCCTCCTGGCCCAGAAGCACGCCAGGCACGTTGACCCCGCCACCACTGAGATATACGTCCACGCCGAGGAGAGGGAGGAGCGCAACACCGAGCAACAGGTGTACAACTACTTTTTCAAGGCCGGGGAGGGTGACGATCTCCGCCAGGATACCATCAACCTGGTGAGCTCCCTGGATGCCGCCAAGCTCCAGGCCGTCCACGACTTTGTAATGGCCATCCGATAAGAGAGGAGGATACCATGGGAGACTTTGACCGACTGTTTTACACCGTACCCCAGGCCGCCGAGCTCCTCCAGGTACATGAGAATACCATATACAACCTGGTGAGGAAGAAGCGTATCACCCACTACAAGGTGGGGAACCAAATCAGAATCACCGCCGCCGAGCTGGAGAGGCTCAGGGTGGAGCGTGAGGCCCCTACTCAGAATTAGACCCATAAGCTCAAGTAGAAAGGAGCTCCAAGATGAGAGTATTCAGTATCTCCTCCCAGAAGGGTGGAACCGCCAAGACAAGCACCGCCGCCGCCCTGGCCACCGGGGCCACCGCCAGAGGGTACCGCACCCTTTGTATTGACCTTGACCCCCAGGGCTCCCTCACCGCCATCCTGAGGGGCCACCCTGAGAAGGGGAACAGCTACCAGCTCCTCAAGGGCCAGAAGGTGGAGCCTCAGACCGAGACCGGGGTAATGACCCATATCATACCCGCCGCCCTGGAGCTGGCCGGACTGGATGCCGAGCTGGCCAGTACCCCAGGCCGTGACAACCGCCTCAGGAACGCCCTGGAGGCCTACAGGAGCGACTTTGACTTTGTGTTCATAGATACAGCCCCGACCCTCGGCACCCTCCTCATAAACGCCCTCACAGCCTCCTCAGATGTGATTATACCTGTTCAGGCTGATATGTTCGCCACACAGAGCCTATACCAGCTCAAGGGCACCATTGACCAAGTACGCCAGTATTGCAACCCTGAGCTCCAGGTGTGCGGGGTACTGTTCACCAGGTACTCAGGCCGCTCCACCCTCTCCAGGAATATGTGGGAAAAGACGTACAACCTGGCCGAGGAGAAGCTGGGGTACCATTGCTTCAAGTGGCCGATCAGAGAGGCCATAGCCGTGAAGGAGGCCCAGGCCCTCAGGGTACCCCTCCTCAGGTATGCCCCCAAATCGAACCCTTGCCAGGACTATGAGAAGGCCCTGGATGAGATAATAGGAGGATAAGACCATGGCCAGGAAAAAGGAATTTGATACCCCCGCTCCAGTGTACAACACCATCATCGGCAACGCCGACCCCCGACTGTATGAGCAAGAGACACCAAAGGCGGAGGATGTACAAGAAGCACAAGAGGAGCTTAGAACCCAGGGCCGCCGAGGGTACAGGCTCCAGAGAATCAACATGGGATTCACCCCCACCAACCTGGACTATATCCGCACCATGGCCAGGGCCAAGGGCCTCACACAAACCCAGTTTGTGAACCAGGTACTTGACCGCCACCGTGAGGAGGCCGGGGAGGCCTATACCAAGATAAAAGACCTCCTGGGTGACCTATAAGGAAGGAGTGAGCCAATGGCCAAGGAACTGACCAAGAAGGATATGGCCGATCTCCAGGCCTACCAGGCCGCCATCCGTGAACTGAGCTCCAGGGAGCCGCCGAGGCTCACCGGGGAGGAGTGGGATGAGGCCATGGCTGCCATCTGGGCCACCGGGGAGATACCTGAGAAGTACCGGGGGCGAATAGGGGAGAACGTGGTAACCGTCCATGATGATATCATTGATGGGAAGTACACCCACATACCAGAAGGTGTACAAAAAAACACCCTCTATGATATTGTGTGGGAGAGGTGGAGTGCTGAGGCCAGGGCCGTAAATCAGCGGT